AATATATCAGCTTAGTATATGTCAGAACAAGAGGATCATCTGGTAATGGTTGTAAACTCTTTTTCTCCGTCTCAGAGATCTATGATAGTGAAGGTAGGGTAGTAGATGGGTCAAAGATCAGAATCAACACTATACAGGGGTCTAGAGACGCTGTAGATAGGGAAGACATCACAACTATTAAGTATAGAGCACCCAGACTGTACAGTGCCCAATACAGGGCAGTTACCGAGCAGGACTATGAAACTATTACTCAAATGGTTTATCCATCTGCAGTGGCAGTTAAAGCATATGGTGGAGAAACTTTAACACCACCAATTTATGGAAAGGTATACATTGCAATCAAAACAAAATCTGGCACTCAACTGAATGAAGCAACAAAGAAAACCATTGTTAAAAACTTGAAAGAATATGCAATGGCATCAATTGAACCAGTAATTGTGTCAGCAGATGAAATGTCATTGAACCTCAAGAGCTTTGTTTACTTTGATCCAAACCTCACTACAATTAGTAATACAGATTTGATTGGAAAGGTAATTGAAATTATCTATCAGTATAATGATCAATCTAACTTAAATAAATTTGGAAATAGGATTGATTACTCAAAATTATCCTGTTTAATTGATAGTTCGGATCCATCAATTAAAGGAAACATTCTTCAAGTTTCACTGACCAAGAAATATGCACCTTCATTTAATGATAATAACCAAACTTGTTTGTATTTTGGACAACCAATTGTAAATCCAAGTGATTTTGTTGGAGATGGTAGTGGTAATAATGGTAGTGGTAATAATGGTGTAACTTGTAAGGCATTATTTAATTCAGTAATTAGTAATGAATTTTATGTTGAGGGATTTACTGAAAAGTTAATTAATCTAAATTACTCTGATCAGTTAGATGCTGGAGTATTTGTAAGTAATAGTGATGAAGTGCAAGTTCCAGTTAGACTAAGAGATGATGGTAGAGGTGTTATTCAATTAATTACCACAATTAACTCTAAAACAATTATTCTAAAATCAGCAATTGGAAGTGTTGATTACAAAAAAGGCATTGTTTGCTTTGGACCATTAAATGTTACTGGTGTTGTCACAGTGCCTGGAGATACAGGAGGGGGTTCTGGAGGTACTATAAATATTACAGTTCTTCCTGCATCTCCTATTGTTACTCCACCACCAGGAACATTATTAGATATTTCTACTCCAAATATTGTTCCTCAGGATGTATCAGTTGGTGATGGATCACAAGGAACATTTGATCCATTTACATTATCTCCAGGTGGATTAGGATCAATCAATGATCTCAATATCGGAACTGTACTAACTGGATTCCCAGATATTGACGATCCAAGCATTACATCATGTTTCTAGTAACAAGTTAAGACTGTTTAAATATGAACATCAGAGTATCCGATAGAGTCAAGGAACAGCAACCTCTTTTCATTCAAGAGGATTATGATGTATTCTACACATTATTGCAAGAATATTATAAGTCTCAAGAGAAAGTAGGTCGTCCATACGACATTGTAAATAATTTACTTGACTATTTTAATGTTGATCAATATAATTCAATTTCTCTAAAAGAATCTACTCAACTTCTAACTGATGTTGGATATACTGACAATATTGTATTAGTCGAAGATGTTACTGGATTTCCAGAAGTAGATGGAACTTTCTTAATTGATAAGGAAGTCTTTTATTACGACTCTGTTACTAAGTCACCAAACGTAGTTCTTACACCAGGTATTAGTGTATCTGAATTTGAATCAAGATATCAAGTTCTAGAATCCATTTTACCATTATTAGTGCCTACTGGAAATCCACCATTAATGAGGAATACATATCCTCTAAAAGTTGCTGGAATTCCAGTTAGTCCTATTGACAATGAGCATTTGATTGTATCACTCTATGGGAAGGTATTAAGACCTGGAGTTGATTATAATATCGATAATACTGATTTGGTATTAACGGATTCTCCTAGACAAAGAACAACATCTGATGGTGAGGGTGGAACGTATATTAAATATCTTTTAGGATTTGCTCAAAATCCTATCGTAACTCTAGATGAAATCACTTGTGTTTCAAATCGTAAAGTATATACGGTATATGAAAATTCATCTAAATATTCGCTAAGATCTGAGATTCTTTCTATTGTAACATTAGATGATGTACTGTTACAACCATATGAAGATTTTGTTTTCACTTCAAATGATGAAATTGAATTACTTTCATATCCTCAACAGGCAGCAAAACTATTAATCAGATCAATTGAGTATACTGCTAAAGAAGTTGGATCTGGTGCTGTTGCTGTATCTAAAATCAATGAACAAGGAAAACTTGTAGATATCATAGTTAAAGAGAATGGTTCTGGATACTCTACTTCCTTCGTTCCTAGAGTGACTATTGAATCATCTGAAGGTAAAAATGCTTCAGCAGTCACACTGATTAATGGTATTAAGAATCTAAACTTACTGTATGGTGGTACTGGATACAATACTGCAAATCCACCTTTAGTTAAATTTGATGATCCACCTGAAGGTGGAACTCTTCCTTTTGCTGAGGCAGTCGTTGATAATGCAACTGGATCAGTTACATCTCTTGTTTTAAAAAATAGTGGATCTGGGTATATTACTCCACCCAAAGTAAAGTTCATCAACCCATCTGGTGCAAAAATTTCACCAAAAGCATCAATTGATGCTGATGGGAAAATTATTCCTTCAAGTTTACAAATTCTTAGTGGTGGTAATGGTTATAAGACTCCTCCAGTAATTTACATCGATTCCCCAACCGCAGAAGGTAGTAACAATGCAATTATTACTGCTCAACTAACCAATGGAGAAGTTTCTGGATTTACTGTAGTAAGTAGAGGTAATGGTTACACAACACAACCAAGAGTTAGAATCGTTGAGCCAGTTGGGGCTCAAATACTAGATGTTACAGTGTCAAATGGAAGTGTTATTAATATTGAAATATTAACTGGTGGATCTGGATATATTGATCCTCCTTCGGTTTATATCGTTGATAATAGAAAAGATATTAATGGAATTCCATATGGTGGTACTGGAGCAAAAGCAAGTGCTACTATTTTTAATGGTGCAATCACAGATATTAATATCACTGCTTTTGGAACTGGGTATTCTGCAGATGAGCCACCAACAATTTATATCTCTCCACCACCAGAGGCAAAAGCATCATCTGATATTGGGGTAGGGGAAGTAACAGGATTTACTGTTATTTCCGAAGGAGAAGATTATAAACCATCAGCATTCTTAGGTGTTAAAAGAGGAGTCAGTAATGTCATTGGGTATGATGAGAATGGTGAACAAATTTTTGCATCAGAATTAGTATCTAGACCTAGACAACACACCGCAGAATCTAAAGTAATTAATGTTGATTCTTTCTTCTTATTAAATATTTTTAACAGATTTGTTAATCAATATTTACCCGATTTAACCGTAGATTATACTCAAGTAAATGCTTCTCAAGTAGTTAAGAGTATTAAAGATTTCTATCTATCAAAAGGAACTAAAAATGCTCTTGAATACTTATTCAAAATTTTATATGCACAAGATATTGATATTAGTTATCCAAAAGATGAAATATTTAAACCATCTCATGCAACTTGGCAAGTTGAGACTGTTTTACGTGCTGTATTACTTTCTGGAGATCCAAACAACCTAATTAATTCAGTTATTTACCAATTTGAGGATGATGTAGATCCTAGTGTGAAATATGCATCCGCATTAGTTGAAAACGTTATTTCAATTTATGTTGGAGATACTCAAATTTATGAAATTTCAATTTCAGAAGAAACTAAAGTTGGAGATTTTGTAATTCCATACAAAACTCAATTAGTTGAGTCATTAGATACTGAAACAAATATCATTACAGTTGATTCAACACTAGGATGGCCAGAAAGAAATGGTACTGTAATTATTGGTAGTTTAGAGGATACTCAGGAATATATTCAATATAAAGAGAAAACACTTAACCAGTTTCTAGAATGCACTAGATCAAAAAATGGAGTGATTGATGATTGGGATTCAGGTACTGAGATTTCTTCTAATATTGTTTTAGTTTGTAATCCTGGAACAAATCAAGAAGTCAAAATTAAAGTTGTTGGTATTGCTGAAGCTGCAACTACAGTACTAACAAATACTGGTTCATATTATCTGCCAGGTGATAAATTAAATGTTGCAAAACTAGGGGCAACTACAGAAGAGGAAAGAGTTACAAGTTGGTTGTATAATGTTAAGAAATTAGTTCAAATTGAAAATATCGTTCCTGGAGGTCTTAATAATAAAACTGCTACAGTTACATGTAGTAACCCACATGGACTATTGGTTGGAGATCAAGTTACAGTATATGGTGCAAATCCTATCGTATATAATGGTTCATTTAGTGTTTCTGCTCGTATTAGTGATTTTGTATTTGCATATGAATTACCACAACCTGCAGAACTCTCCCCACAAGGAAATATTTTAATTTCTGTTGATTTAAATAAAGGAAAGAGTGACGATTATCAAATTAATAACTTTATTAGCAAGTACACAAGTAATATTCAAAATACTTTCTTTAATGATACGTATGCATACGTAGCATCAACTGGAATTCCTAACTATAAGATTGGTCCCTTTGCTGAATCTGCTTTAATTCCAGGCAATCAAAGAAAACTGAATAGATTTCCATTAAAACCAAATACAACTTCAGTAAGATCCCTGATCAATAGTGGTCCCATTGCTACTTTTGTTAATGGTATCTCAGCATGGTCATACAAATCTCCATCATATGTAACTTATGGTGGAGTTACTGGTGTTGATATCTTATCTAGTGGAGAAAATTATGATGCAGCAAATCCTCCAATTTTATCATTTATTGGTGGAGGTGGAACTGGTGCATCTGCAACAGTTACAGTTAATGGATCAATTTATTCATTTGACGTAACTGTTGGTGGAGAAGGTTATTCGGAAACACCATTAGTTTCTATTGTTGGTGGAGGTGGATCTGGAGCAACGGGTAGAGCAATTGTAACAAACGGAGTAGTTACTCAAATTCTTGTAGAAACCCCAGGTGAAGGATACACTTCAGAACCAATTATTAGCATCTCTGGTGGTGGGGGCATGGGAGCAACAGCAGTTGCTAATGTCCGAGGACCAATTTCAAAAGTTAATCTAATTTCAAGTGGACAAAATTATACGTCAGTTCCAAGAGCAGTTCTAAGTTCTGGTGAAAAAGCTGAAGCACAAGCAATTATTATTAACGGAAGAGTTGTTTCTGTTGCTGTCATCAGTGCAGGTGAAGGATATACAACTGCACCTAATGTTTACATTAATGGAGATGGATTTGGTGCCAAAGCAAAGGCAATTATTGGAACTATTGGTGAAGATAAAGGAAAAGTAATTGGAATTCAAATCATCAATAGAGGTATTGGATATACACAAGGTCTAACAACAATTCGATTAGAAGCAATTGGTCAGAATGCAGTATTCAAGACTAATGTATTTAATTGGCAATATGATCTAAATGAGCAATTGAGTGGAAAATTAGATGATGCAAAAGGATATGTATTTGCTGGTTATAATACACAGTATGGTGGTGAATATGCTCATGTATCGAATCCACAAACTTTGAGATATGTTTTGGGTGATAACGTATATAAAAATGAGCAAGGTATCATTCAAGAAAAAGATGGAACTTTCTTACATTCCCCTATTATTGGTTGGGCTTTTGATGGAAATCCAATTTATGGTCCATATGGATATACTGATCCAACAGATTCATCTAAAGGTGTTCGCAGGATGCGTACATCTTATAGATTAATTCAAAAACTTGTTTATAATGAAGACACCAACCCAGAACCAGTTAGAACTGATGGTCCTCCATTAGAATTTTACCCTGCTGGAACATTTATTCAAGATTATGAATATGCATTCAATACTGGTGATTTAGATGAATACAATGGAAGATTCTGCAAAACTCCTGAATATCCATTAGGTACTTATGCATACTTCACAACAATTGATGCATCTGCAAATGGTAATCCAGTATTTCCATACATTATTGGACCATACTATTATTCTGCTGTAGATTCTTGGAATCTATCTCAGAATGCTGTTCAATTCTATATTCCAACAGATGTTGTACGATATAGAGATCCATTTGAAGAGGTAGATATTGATACAGATAGACAACCAAATGCTAGAACTGACTTTATCACAACTGAAGCTGGTGAGACAATTATTTTTGAAATTCAAGATTCTAACAATGATGGTCTTATCACAGATAATGAAGAGGATGAATTATTAGAACTTACCGAAGAACAGGCTCTTGAAATATTTGATTATTTCCCCAAAGTTGATATTGAATCCAAAGTTGATATTGAAGTAGAAACTACTACAAAATTTGAATCAGCACAGATTGATGGATTTGTTATTGAGAATCCAGGAATTAATTATAAAGTTAATGATAAAGTTACTTTTGATAATACAGGTACTGATGGATTTGGTGCGTCAGCAAAAGTTGAATCTATTGTTGGATCTAAGATCCTAAGTTATACTACAACTTTTGATGGTGAAGGTACGATTGGAACAATCACGACTGAAGATCCACATGGTCTAGTAATTGGTGATACTGTGATTGTTGATACTGAACCAGCATTAGACACTAATTTCAAAAACTTTAAAGTTAAAACAGTTGCTGGTTTGGAAAATGTGGTCGTAATTCAAGAGGGTATTGGTTATAATCCAGACATCCCACCTGAATATGAATTAATCACCGAAAGTGGTCAAGATGCTTTAATTGAACTTCCATTAAATCAAGGAAAAGTTAGTAAAGTTAATATTATAAATTCAGGGAATGGATATTCAGTTACAAATCCACCCCAAATTCGAGTAACTCCACCACAAGTATTTAAGAAAGCAAATTATTTTGCAACTGAATTTGATGTTGCTGGTGGTAAAGTAGAATGGTTTGATTCTTATGTAGCACAAGATAGAAGTGTTTACATGTGTGGAAGACTTGTACAAACTGTTGATAAAATTGCAATATTAGCAAAATTCAATAATGATGGAAGACTGGTTTGGAAGAAAACATTAACCCCAACATTACCAGCTGCTGGAGCCAAAGAAGCAGTATGGAAAAGATTAGTTGTGGTTGATACAAACCCACATACAATTTATGTAATTGGTGAAACAGTTCAAAATACTGTTAATATTACATATAATCCTGATATTATTGTTGCAAAATATACGTCAGGATTTAATGCCCAAAATCAGGCTGATGGGGTCATTCAATGGCAAAAAGAACTTGCTGGAATTTCAGGAGCAACACGTAGAGATTATGCATCTGCTATTTCTTGGTCAGAGGAGTTAGATGCGTTAGTTTTGGGTGGATATACAGATACTAACACAGCATCTGGTAATGATATGTGGTTTATGTTAATGGATGAATATGGTGATGTTATCGAGAAGAGAAAAGTAACAACTGACTCAGAGCAGGAAAAGTTAACTGATATTTATGTCCATGGGTCTGATATTTACTTCACTGGAATTATTGGTGCTGAGGATATTATCTATGGTAAATTAAATTATGATAATGTTGATTTGAATTTTAGTTGGGGTAAAAGAATTGCAAATCCAACAAATTATAAATTTGTTAATGCCCGTTTGAAGATTGATGACTATGAGAGCATTTATTTGTTTGCAACTGAAACGAATGACTCAACTGGGTTAGAAGAAAAAGTAACATTGTTTAGAATTGATTTAGATTCGTATGATACCTTAGTTTGGGGTAAGCGTTTATCACCAGCAGCAACTACATTTACTTCAATTAGCGGTATTGGATTAGGAATTGATATTTTCAATAATATTACAATTGGTGTAGCAGTAAATACATCAACATCGTCATTTGTTGATGTTGTTAAATTCAAGCATAATGGAACTATTTTAAATGACTCTAGAATCCTAGTTAATACTGCATGGGAAGGTAAAACAATTGCTGTCGATAGCTCAGCTGATGTATTTGTATCTGGTTGGACTGTTTCTGATTTTGATGCTATAACATATAATGGTAATGCTACAATTTCATCAACTCAAACAAAATTTGGCACTACATCTCTATACTTAGATGGGACAGGTGATTATGTTGAGAGTGTTAGTAGCACTGATTATGATTTTAGTGGTGATTATACAGTTGAGTCTTGGGTGTATCTTCCAGCATTACCTTCTGGAACATATGCAATGTTATTTGCTCTCACTGGAGTCAACTGGTATTGGGGATTACGTAAGTCTGGATCAACTTTATACCTAACTCATTATGACGGATCTGTATTGGAGCAATCTTCAGGTACAACAGTAACAACATCAACCTGGTGTCATGTAGCATGGTCTAGAAGTGGATCAACTCTTAGAGCATTCGTCAATGGAATTTTAGTTTACAGTGGAAGTTCTACAGCGACTGCAGATGCAACTGGAATGTTAATCGGATATAATTCATACTATGTGAACCAGTATCAATTAAATGGATACATGGATGAAGTGAGAGTTACTAAGGGTATTTCTAGATATAATGCAACTTTCACTACTGCTACTGCACCTTTTGATAGGGATTCGTCTACAGTATTACTTTTACATTTTAATGAACAAAAACAATATGATATTTCAGTACTTACAAAATTAGACAATAATCACACTAAACTAGGAACATATAATTTCAATCTGAATAATATTCAGACACTGGTTAATAGTAACATTACATATTCTATTGATGAGGAATTTAATCCACAAATTACATCATTCACACCTGGATCTGCTGGATATCAACTTTTAGATTTCTCGGATGCTGTCTCTGCACATTTACCTGGTAACTATACATTTACATCAGCAACTGAAGATTACACTTCAAGAACTGCTACTGTTCCTACAACTTCTGGCAAAGTATTAAAATTACAAGCAAATGTAGTTAAGAAATTCTATGTTAGAGATTCTCTCGTAACTAAAGCAGATGTTATTAGAAGAGTCACATTTAATCAAAATGCTAGATTTGAAGTTGGCAAACAGTTACAATGGTATACTATTCAAGGAACTGGTGAAAATGCAACGGAAGTAGTAACTGCATATGGTTCCATTGTGGAAACAGGTGATGATTATGTAACTATTGGTAAAATTTATGGAACTGTTAATACAACATCAAGATTAAAAGATTCAGTATCATCTATTAATGAATTTGAGTATACTTTCTTAGAAGTCCCATATACTGGAACACTTGGAACATTCTCAATTGCACTTAATAACTATAGTGGAGATTTTCCAGTTGGTACTAAAGAATTTAAGGATTTTAGTGCAGATGATTATACTTTAAAAATTGTTTCAACTATTCCTGGATCCTCATTCTTACCTGGGGATATTGTACCCATTGGATATAATGGTGTTAATATTACATTTGATAGTACTTATCAAACAGCAACTATTACTGGTCTCACTGCTGTAGATAAAATTACATTAACGACTAATTTAAGAAAAATTGTTAGAGCAACATTAATTGAGAAGACTGATGAATTGTATATTGTTGCTGCTTCAGCACACAACTACTCTGTAAATGATATTGTTTATGTTGAAGGTTTCCTTTATAGCGTATTCAATGGAAGTTTCTTCATTAATAGAGTCATCAACAATAGGGAATATGTTTATCGTTTAAGAGATGTTACTCAGTTAGATCCTATCACATCTACAGGCATATCAGCAGTACAAGTTCATGCTAAGCATCCATCTCTTGTCTTTGTAAGAGGGCACCAATATATCTTTGATGTTGGTGATCCATCAAATGCTGGATACTACTTATCCTTCTCTAAGGATAATCAATATAAACTTGAGTACTCATTTAATAATATTACTAGAAATGGTAACCCAGGTATTGATCCCCCTGGTGTTATTCCTTATGTTAGATTTAAGACTATAGGTGAGGTTACTAATATTTCATATTATTTTGATCCATCCAAAACTGGTTCGGATAGTCCTGTTGGTGTTAATTCCTTTATTGACGTTGTTGATACTCCATATAAAGGTAGATTTAGAATTACTGCTACTCCAAATTCCAATCAATTTAAGTTCAGATTAGAAAGAGAACCAGAAGGACCAGTAATTCTCGATTCTACTAAGTATTCAACGACATCACTAAAAGCATCTGGTCCTATCAATACCATTAAATTAGTTAACAAAGGTGGTTTCTATAAGAAACTTCCAATCGTTACTAACATTGCTTCAGATCGACAAATTGATAGAATCGATATCGTAAGTGGTGGCACAGAATATGCAGTTGGAGTTTATAGAGATGTTCCTATTCAAGGAGATGGTGAAGGTGGTAAAGTAAATATCACCGTTGAATTGGGTGGAGATCCTGTATCAGGTACAATTACTGATGTTGATCTAATCGATCCAGGAAAAGGTTATACAACTGGTTATATTGATGTCGATTCTATTTCTGGTATCCTAGGACCTTCGTTAGCAGGTTCTGGTGCTCAACTTGATGTTGTGATTCCACCTCAAGGAACTGGTTCTTCAGTATTCCTAACTGGTACTCAAATTGGTAAAATTAAAAAGTTAAAGAATAACAACTTTGGTTATGATTATCCACACGATTACACACTAAAGCCAGAAATTACATTCCCAACAATTCTTCAGTTATTTAATACTTCAGTTTTAACTTCCATCAAGGTTACCAATCCTGGTGCTGGATATACCTCTGCACCAGCTGTAATTATTGAAGGTGGTGGTGGGTCAGGAGCACAAGCTGTTGCTATTGTTAAAAATAACAGACTTTCTGAGGTAATTGTTAAAGATCCAGGATCTGGATATTCATCTCAACCAGAGATCAGATTAAAATCTGAGTTTGTGTATGTTGTTAACGTTGATCTTGGTTACTTCCAATTTAATTTCCCTCATGGAATTACAACTGGTTCAGAGGTTACATTACGAGCAGATTCTATCGGATCTACTGAAGGTTTATTACCACAACCATCATCTGCTGGTTTAACTTCATTGGTTGAGGGGCAAATATATTATGCAATTGCTGGTAGTTCAAATGGATTAGAAGATAATCAATTAAGAATTGCATTAACATTACAAGATGCACAGAATGGTCAATTTATTACATTCTTAAACAATGGAGCTGGAAAACAAATTCTATTAACAGAAGTATTTGGTGGTCAGGCTGAAGCAATTGTTGAAACTTCTAGATTCTTACAGGGTGAAAAAGTATTCCAAGGAAATGATCTAGATAACCCAACTGCA